CAGCATTAGCTTCATGCAGGATATTAAAGCCTTCGGCGTAGGCTTGCATGATTCCATATTCGACTCCATTGTGGACCATCTTTGTGAAATGTCCTGCACCAGCGGGACCACAGTGCAACCAACCTAACTCAGACTGCCTCACATAATCGCCAGGTGCTGTCCTATCGGCGGCATCAATACCTGGTGCGAGTGCATTAAAGATTGGATTGCAGACGGATACTGCATGATTTGCACCACCAACCATAAGACAGTATCCACGCTCCAGACCGTAAACACCACCACTAGTACCACAGTCAAGATATGCGATGCCAAGTTTAGCAAGCTTTTCTGCCCTGCGTCGAGAGTCCTTAAAGTTGCTATTGCCATGATCAATAATAATATCGCCCTCCACACAAAACTGTAGTAACTCATTTAGTGTATCCTCTACTAATTCTGCTGGAATAACCAGCATGAAAACTGCAGGAGCTTCTGAGTATACAGTCTCTCCTGACTTCTCTCCATAGATAGACTGCTGTCTATGACAGACCTCAGAGAGTTGCTGCAACCCATAAGCAATACCAGTGACATAACCTTTTTCGTATGCCTCTTCTGCTTTCTTGATGTTGCGACGATATCCCCAGACTTCATGACCTGCTGCCATCATGCGGCGGGACATACCTTCGCCCATTCGACCGAGACCGATAAGTCCTACTTTCATTTAATCAACTCCATAGCGTTTTGTAATTCACGAGAATGGTTAAGTTCGTCGTTTAGGATTTCAAGTATCTTAGCATCTTCTCCATTGTAGGCAAGATACTTTGCATACGTTTCTGCTGCATGTATCTCTACTTCGTATGAGAGATGGTATGCAGACCTAGGAGCCACCCAGTAATAAACCACATTGCTCCAATAGTAGATAAGTACGAGATGTCGGGCAACAAAGCGATCAATCCAATAAGCATTACCGCCCCTAGATTCCATGTATTCCAGATGTTCTGTTTCATTTATACTCTGATCGAAGTGCTCTTTCATCAAATAAATGTGCTCAGGACCACGAAGTCCCATGCTTTCCCTGAAGTGTAGGACACTTAGAAACGCAAAATAGGGTGCCCGAGCGATTTCCTCCAGCACCCAAAAACGTGGATAGTCTCTCCCTTTATAGAGAAAGTCTAGAATTCCTACAGTGATATCTAATACGACCGTGTTAAACTTCTGCATTTGCTGCTTCCCAATCTTGTTGGAAAAGATCAAGTCCCTCTCTGGTTAACACATGCTCATACATCTTCCAGAATACTTTAGGTGGCATAGTCACAACACTAGCACCGTAAGTGTAACAGCGAGAAACATGGTGGACATCTCGCAGTGACGCTGCGAGGATTTCAGTGGTCATCATTTGCACACTGTATGCACTAGCGATTGCACGGACCAACTCAATACCACTGAATGAGTTGTCATTGCAGCGACCGACAAAGGGAGAGACATATGCTGCTCCTGCCTTTGCTGCCAACAGTGCTTGTGCCACTGAGAAGATGAGAGTTACATTAACTTTGATGCCTTGATCCGAAAGGATCTTACATGCTTTCAATCCCTCAACAGTGCAAGGGACTTTAATTGTAACTGCTTCACCTAGTGGGAAATAGGTTTTTGCTTGCTCAATCATTTCGTCAGCTGTCTCGGCAACCACCTCCGTAGAGACGCTGATAAGGTCTGGACATTCTTTAAGTAGTCTTGATGCTACATTATAAAGTGTTTCACCCGATCTCAAAATCAGTGTCGGGTTTGTCGTAACTCCATCGATTAAACCTGTGCCATATGCTTTCTTGATCTCAGAGAGATCAGCAGTATCTAAAAAAATCTTCATTCGATAACGTGTACAGTGCCGATCATGCCTGCCCCTTTATGGGGAGCGCACCAATAAGTATAGTCGCCTGCATCTGAAAAGTCAATAGTAAACTCCTCACCAGGAAGCATAGCAAGAGATTCATGTGCCATGTCTGGGCGACCTTCAACAATAACATTGTGTGGAGGTAGCATATTATTCACGAAGTGGACTGATTCTCCAGCGGAGATTGTGACCTCAGCAGGCTCAAATACAAGATTACCGTCGTATCCCATTTGGACATCGACGGCAAATGCAGGTGCTGCGAGGAACAATGAAGCGATGAATGCAAAGAAAAACTTCATCTAATCCTTATGTAACTACTGTATATAGAGGGTTTATACCTACCTCTTATGAATCACTGTCAAGGTTTCCTAACCCTTTCATAGTGTCCATTCTACCTTTAATCATGCCATCAATATACCCAGCACGATACTCCCAAGTCTCTCCACCAGTCTTACCTTTCATAGGATTTATACACTGATCATCACCATAATTATTGCACACTAGACCAGCAAGATCTAACTCAGAAGAATCTCCTGATGCACCAGTGCCACGCCATATATGCTTTCCGTTAATCCAAGTAGCACCACATTTCGCACACTCCTTCCTCTCCAACTTTAGGTCGGAGAAATTCAGGTCGTCCATAATTTAATCCCTCAACAATTCCAAGCTCTAAGTGATTTATTGATCCTACTATCAGGATCACTAGCAGTCTTTTTGGATGTAAGCTTACGCTTCATCCCTTTCATTCTCGCACAAAAACTCGCTCGACGAGGGTTCCCAACTTTCTTTGTAGGTCTCTTAAGATCGCTGCCTGGGTTTTCGCGCTCATACGACTTCCGCCCTTTCTCATTCAGTCCTCCTTCACTGTTTTTACCTGACTTTTTCTGCCAGTCTTCATTGGTTGTTTCTTTGTCCTGCAAGAAATTAACAGGAGATTTTTTCTTATCATCTTTTCTTTTCTTGGCACCTTTCAGCACCTCCCTCATCTTCAGAGCATGCGAAATACTCTTACGTTTAGATGGTCTACCCAACGGGGGATTAGTCTTATCAATCGCTCTCGCGACTGCTAGACCAACGCCTTCATCTACGTTGTCTTGCTCTGCTACGAATTGGGAAAAGGATTTCATTCTTCTTTATTCTTAGGGTTACGGGCACAATTTAATTCATGTTTTTCTAACCAAGTCTTAGGACGTTGATGTCCAATGGGCACGGTGATGCCACAGTATTGACAGGTGCGAGTACTAGCCATAGTGATAGGATGATTTGTTGGTTTTCTTAGGTAGTTTACCACCCCTTGCTTTGGTCCCAGATGTTTCACCGTAACCTTTAGGGTGTTTGCCCGCTTTGGTCTTTCCGAGAGTATCGGATTTTTCTTTACTACCCTTTTCAGTATAGTGTAATTTAGCGGGTTTGGACTTATCTTTGGTAATCACAGATTCTTGACCGTGCTTACGACCAAGGCGACGCATGACTTTGCCAAAACGCCGTTTACTCATCTTATCAGGTTTTGAGGTCTGATAGGAAACTTCTCGGCCAGTTTCTCCACTGTCATACTTGTATTCGCCCACCCCCTTCTTGTGACCGATACCATGCTTCTTCAAATCTTTTTCAAGAGTCTTGCGTCCTTCACGATTCTTTTTTTCGTCGGATCCTCTGTCAGCACTGATGTGTCCAGTGACCTGAGTCTTAGACTTCTGCATCATACGACCAGTGCGGTTGCCCTCTGAGAGGTATGCACTGAATGAAAGGACTTGAATATCCTCTCTCTTCAGACCAAGTTTGCGCTTGATCTTGTCACCAATACCTTCTTTCTTCTTGATGTTGGCACCCAGTTTATTCAATCTTTCAGCAGGTGTTTTACCACTGCTACTGTATGATTTCTGGCGTTTATTCCAATCCATATAGGACTCACCTTTACGGAGTTTCTTAGGATCCTCCTTAGGTTTTGATGCTGCAGCGCGATCTTCACGAGCACGTTGGTTAGCGCCAGGACCACCTAACTTACGATCCTTATCAGGATCAGGATGCCAGTAGTCACCACGCTCAACAATAGTCTCCTCACCCAGACGACGTGCAACGTTGCGTGCGCCACGAGATAGAGATCTTGCACCAGCACCAACTGCTTTCTTGATACCACGCTTCAGTTTGCTACCAATTCTACTGAGCAAACCAGGTTTCTTAGGTTTGGATTCACTAGAATCACTAGAAGAAGAGGAAGAGGAAGACGAAGAAGATGAGGAGGAATCGCTGCTGCTGCTAGAAGATGAAGACGATTGAGTGGAGTCGTATCCCTTCTTAGCTGCACTCCCCATGTCCTTCGCGAGATTTTTCGCGTGACCTGCTACTTTACCAGCAACTTCAGCACCTTTTACAGCGCCTTTGCGTGCTAGTTTAGCACCAGTTTTGAGACCAGATTTTAGAGCACTACCAACTTTCTTGGCAGCACCTTTAACCTTCTCAAGTTTCGCTCTACGATTCGCTGCTCTAACTGCAGGAGTCCTAGATGCTTTTTTAGATGCATTTACAGCACTATCATAATATGAATCTGATACTTCTGTCAAGAGATTTAGAGAATAATCAACAGATTCACAAAGCATATTTGTGATGCTATCAATGTCTCTACCTTCTTGTAATTCTTCAATAAAGACATCAGTGATAATATCTTCGATAAGATCATCACTGAGTAGAGAGATCTCCCAGTCATTCATCTCCGCAAAGATGTCAACCTGATCCCACATATCTTCTCTTAGTTTTACCTTAGTCTTTTTACCTCTTCTGATTTCATGGTCTGCTCTTCTATCCTTTCTGATACCACCACCTAGCTCATGTGACCCATGTGGATTACCGTATCTCTTGTCTCTAGCAGTTGCTCTCTTATACTCAGGTAACTTTTCATCTACCTTTGCCTCTACATTGAGAGTTTTAGGATAGTCTTTCTCACCAGGTTTGGCAGGACGCTCTCCACGCTTACGCTTAGCATGAATGTTTGCCCAGAGACCTTTCCTCTTCTCTTCGATAGTCTCTACTTCTTCTTTAGCAGTTTTTGCTGCCTTTTTGAAAGCATCCTTTGCAGGGTAGTCCTCATCGCCAGGTTTTGCAGGCGCTTCGCCCCTCTTTCTTTTAGCATGAATATTGGCGTAGAGACCTTTTTTCTCTTCTGATACATTTTCTTCATGGGTAAACTTCATGCCCTTAGTTGCTTTATCTTTAAGTGCCTGACGTTTCTTGGGATCCATATTCTTTTCATACTCTGCTAACTTCTTAGCGTAAGTAGGATTGTCAAGTTTTTTAATTTGTTTTCTTTCGTCTTTGTTTGGTCCTGTATATTCAACTGCTTCTTTCTTAGTATTCATGATGGCACCCTTGCCATACTTAGCGATGATATCTGCCTTTACTCTGTCTATTGCAGAGGTGCCAGCACCATACTTCTTATCACCTGCTTTCTGCATGGGGGTTTTACCTTTTGCCTTAGATTGCGTCCCACCAGTGCTAGGTCTATTGCTACTAGAAGACCTCCACGTACCTCGCTCTAGTTGCCTATCGCGATAGTGATCATACTCCTCTTCGGGGAGATGTTGCATTTCGGAAAAAGATTTCATTTTTTTCTCTGGTAAACCTTTATGTTTTGTAGATGCAAAATCTTTGGCATCCTTTTTCTTTATGCTGGCAGCAGCTCTTTGAATCTGTGGCGACGGGGAATCCATTTCCCCTTTCTGAGCCGCTCTAACCATCCCGAAGAATCGTTGTTGGGCTTTCGAGACTGCTGGCATTTGTCATCCTCCGACGACTTGGACTTGCTCGACAACAACATCGGCAGATCCTGCTGTAAGTTTGACTGCTCTCCTAATAGTTGGGACAGTCCCTGCTTCAATATCTGCAGTTGATAAGGAATAATCACCACTTGCTCCACTAGCGTCATAATCCGTAGTGATCGTGGTATCAGTAACAGCAGTTACTTTCTTACCATCCGATGCAGCAGCAACGAAGTCACTCGTGAATGCTGTATCGCTATTAGCTTGGGTTGCAATAAAATCACCAACGGCAAATCTGTGTGCGGGAGTGCCACCACCAAGGACGGTGACAACTGCGGTAGCTGCAGCAGACATCGCACTGATCTGAGCATTCTTTGACTTACCGCAAGACAGGAGCAGTGCTTCGCCTGCTGCAAGCGTTACGGCAGGACCAGCATCTATCTGGATAGTGGACGCTGATGCTGCATAGCAGCGAAGGACACCTGAGCTCACCACAACGTAGCCACTGCCACTTGCAGAAATGGTTTGGGTGTCAATGACGTTTAATACTGACATTGTTAATACGTACTCCTACGATTACTATTTATCGCGTTGTTGTTTTAGAAACTTAGCGAGATCTGCTGTGCTACCTACAAACATGGTATTGTTTGTGGTATTAACTTCTTTGGTCTTTTTGGGATTTTCAATCTCGTTAACTTTCTTTTGAAGGTCTACGAGTTTATCCGCTACATCACCAACATGTTTGATCAACTGACCAGCAACTTCAAATGCTCTTGGTTGATCAGACTGCTGAGCAAGATCAAGGATACCATCAACTGCTTCCTGTCCTTTCTCAATGAGAGAGTATAGGTTGCCTCTTGTGTATTCGTAATCTTTTTTTAACTGATCTTTTGTAGAAGCAAACTCTTCTACCCGCTCTGGAGGTGCAGGTTTTGATGCAGGGACAATATCACTATCTACATCAAGAGCGTCTTCGATACCTTCAAAATTATTCATCTTGTCCTGTGACTGGGTTGTAATCTTTAGAATCAACAAAGTGTGATGTAAACTCGTTGAATCCAAAATCGTCTGTAGGATCCGCAGTAAGAGGATCTGGTTGGACTGTGTAACGCAATTCGCGTGGTGCCTGCCTGTCCACGTTGGTTGAATAGTCCACTTGGACTTTCTTAATGACTTCGCCTGTTGCGTCGCTTATAGGACCATACAGGTAAGTCTTAGCAACGAATTGCAGTGTATATACAAGTGTGCGACGTGTGTCGTAGTCACCCTCATATTCATCACTATAATCTACTGACGTAAGAGTTACAGGATAGTCTCTCTTCTCACCTAGATCTGGAATTAGATTCATGGTGAGATTAAAACTAGGTTGGAAAAAAGGAAGAATCTGCTCTAAAATTTGTAAAGAGTCATCCTGATTTTTTGCAAGAATTGCCAATTCAAAATTGATATTGTATGGCACAGGCATAAAAGATTTTGCCTCTTTACCATCAGATTTGGTATTTCTGATAGCAGAGATAGGAGATAACTTCCTAGTGGGATCATATGAGATACCACCGATCTCAAAGGATACTCTGGGAAGAGTGATCTGTGCCTGATCCTGTGTAGTCAAATCTCCAACTTGACGAAGGCGTGCCAAGAATTTTTGTTTAGGACCGTATGCCAGTGGCACCTTCATAACTTCAGTCTTCGATCCCTTTGTGCGACGAAGCTCAATGTTATTAAACAGTGTGCCGAATCCGACAACTGTCTTCCTAATAATTTCGTGATATGTGTAAGTGCCTAGCATTACAGAGTGCCTCCAGAATTACCAAACTCACCAAAGGGATTGCCCTCAGTAAAGTCTAGAATGCCATCTGCCTGTGTTTCGATAGTAAAGTTGGTATCGATGGTGTCAGAAGTATTCACATTATTTAGGGTATTGTAATTTGCACTTGTCCAAGATGCACTAGATGTGTTGCCAGTAATAGATTCAGGTATGGTAAATCTACCAGACCTGTTAATGACAATCAACTTACCAGTTGCAGAGTCCCAAGATTTTACATCAGCGGTAGTGTTGGAGGTACCGCCCGTAACAGTCTCACCAACGGTAAAGTCTCCTGACCCACCCGCAGCCATGGTGACGGTGATAGCGTTGGCAAAGTTGAGCTCAATAGCATCGACCTCTGCGACTCCAGTGTTGAAGTCTTCATCAGAGTATTCAAAGAGCTCACAACGTAAACCCCAGACATGAATCTTTCCGAGTTGATAGAAGGGTACTTCGTGCTCAACGAATTGTATTTCAAATGTTTTGTTAGCAAGGGGGAAATGAATGAGGTCACCTTCATTGGGTCGTCCTTCTACTATAAGTGTTGCATTGTCGTCTACTGCCTCAGTAAACCTTTTACGAGAGATAATAAACGTAACTTGGTCGGAGATTCTGACTCCGAATTTACTAAACATGTCTCCATCACCACGGAAGCCATTTGCGTCTTCGATGTACGCTTCGATAAGATGAGCGCCATTGAATGATGATAGATTATCCTCTCCAAAAACAGTATCTTCATTTACCAAAGTCCTCGGAATGTAGTAAACATCTTTACCGAACATCTTGATTTGCTCGATGACAAGAGACTCAGTGAGATCTTGCTCTCCAGTTGTGCCTTGAGTGAAGAAACTATTAGTTGCCATTTTAACCAATCATGTCTAGTGGTGGTAATTCCCATTGAGTGCGTAGTTGCTCTTCAAGATTCTTGAGCTCATCAACAGCATCGTTATAAATCATCTCACCATTTAGAGTCACGCCACCTGGCATTTGGACTCCAGTAAATTTAGTAAGGTTAGTGCCCCACTGTTTTTTAATTTTAGCAGCGGCATAATCTTTAACCCATGTTTGATTGTATATCTCTGTCCATGTATCTGGATCAAGAGCACGATATGCTTTTATAACAATATACTGACCAACCAGAGCGTCTGCCTTCCAGTCAAAATCGATATACAATCTGTCTTGGACAGCACTATATCTAACTGGTTTCATACCTTCTAGAAGGAAGTCAATAGTTTCCAGATGCTGCTGGATCATATAGTAATGATAAAACTGAGTAGATGTAAAATCATACAGATCATTCAATCTCATCTGATAACGAATATCAAACATATTCCTAGTGCCTTTATCGGTAAAACCGAAGAGACCTTCTACTGAAAGGATATGCTCAGGAATTTCAATATAATTTCGATACTCAGACCAGATGTCATTTTCACTACCGTCTCCAGTTGTGTTAGTAGCTAACTGTGCTCTATCAACAACATCCTGAGTCAGTTGATGCTTCAGGTAAACCTTCTCACATCCATCGTAGTGAAACTGTTGGAATTTTTGCAGGGTGTAATCGATAGCATCATCGATCTGATCATCGGAGACGTTAATCTCCAAGACTGGTTTACCCAGTCTACGGAGGCAGTACTCCTTTAATTCTGCTTTGGAAGTAGGTTTAGCCATTGGTTATCAAAGGGCAGCGATACGGGTCTGGAAGTCAGCAAAGTCGGCGGAAGCAGCGACTACTGATTTGAGGGTAGTGAGATCAATCGTCTCAGACTGCAGAGCGGTGTCTGCTTTAGTGCCTTGAGCGGCAGTTGCATAATCAGTAGAGGCAGTTGCAGCTGCAGTGCCTAGAGTTGGTTTGCCAGTTAGATCAGCATATGCACCAGAGAATAATGTAGGTTTGCCAGTCAGATCTGCATATGCTCCAGAGAAGAGCGTAGGCAGATCAGCAAGATCGTTATAAGATCCGCTAGTTGCTACAGTTTCAAGATCGCCTGGTTGTGTAGCGGAATCAGCAAGAGCACCTTGTGCAGCAGTTGCGTATGCAGTTGCAGCAGTGGTAGCAGCAGTGCCCAATCCAAGAGTGCTGCGAGCAGCAGCGGCATCAGCATCATCAATCAGAGTGCCACCGAAGGTGCTAACAGCAGATGCGTCAAGTTTTCCAGTGATACCAGCGACAACACGAGCATCAGCACGAGCGTCTGTGTAATAAAGATTGCTTCCCTCTGCAAGATCACCAGTATTCTGATTGCTTAGATCAAGATTTGATCCAACTTGAAGAGCGATGCGGGCATCAGCGCGAGCATTGGTGTAATAAAGGTTAGTGCCCTCTGCAAGATCGCCAGTGTCCTGATTGCTCAGGTCAAGGTTTGCACCAACTTGCAATCCGATACGAGTATCAGCAAGTCCATTTACTTGGGCGTCAGTGCGTTGAGTGAAGGAGAAGACACCAGTAGAAGCATTGTAACCGAGATCGCCACTAGCACTGAATGCACCGCGAGCACGGGCATTAGTAAAGAAGATGTTGGTTGATCCCTCTGTGACGTTATCAGTATTGATATCTGATTGAGTAACCTGAAGACCACCACTGCCGTCATGCTCAATACCGTTGCCATAAGTAAATGCATTTCTTGTCCTCGCCTGAGTGAAATACTTATTGCCAGTGCCTTCAACAACTTGGTCAGTTGTATACTCACCGAAGTCAACAGACAGAGTGAGAAGGTTTCCAGCATCATCATATGCAGCATCAATTCCAGTGCCACCTTGGACAAGAGCAGCAACACGGTCATCTACTCTTTCATTAGTAAAGTAGAGATTTGTGCTTCCCTCGGTTAGAGCATCGGTATCATGGTTAGCAATACTACCAACTTGTGACTGGAAGAAGGTCAAAGCACCAGTAACATTCAAGTTACCTTGGACTTCAAAGTCAGTGGTTGATCGGAAGTTTGTAACAGTCAGTCTGTTTTCAAACGGATTGTATTGAAGTTGCTGAGAGTCAGTCCTGATTTCAGTAAATCCATTGTTAGTGGAAACGAATGCAGGGAAGTAAGTAAGGTTAGAAGTTGCTGTCTCAGTAACGTCAACCAGATTTGCATTGTCTG